AATAAAAATCCTCTCTTTCTAATATTTTTAATAAACACTTGAAAGAGAGAAACATTTATATTATAATACAAATGTAGTCACTTTCAGTGTCTATGTGAGGGAATAAATGTATCAGGTCGTGGTAAACTTTGAATACATCTATTCCTTTTTTATATATTAAACTAATACGCCATATTTTTCGACGTAAAAGTCAATACAATCAATCATATATTTTAAATCAACGTTAAAATAATCGGCCAAATCATATAAGTTAAAACCTTGTTTAAGTTTTTCTTTTAATTTTTGCAGTGGGACTAAAATAGAATAAGCCCACTTCATAGCACGATATTCACATTTTTTCTTTTGTACATCATCTGAATTTAGATAATATAATGCATTACAATAATAATGACCAAGTTCTTCAGCTAGAATTTCTTTTTCTTCAATAGCAGTATCTATTTGATTAGTGTCTAAAGCAATATAATACTTATTATCAATTTCAAATATCTTAGCCTTAGAACTATTCCATTTATAGTTTAAAACGTCTATTTTTTCATTCTCAGCGATTTTATACATATCTAAAGTATTCATCTATTCCTCCGTATAAATATTGAAAAATTAAAGCAAAAAAGTATAGTTTAAAACTTAATACAAATAATAATCATATATAATTAATCGATTTTAGATATTCCAGTTTTAGCGCTTCATCAGAGTCAAAAGAACCATCTAAAATAGCACTTAATATACGACCTAAAAACTCCTTGTTTATACAATTATCTGCTACGTGTATAGAGATGTTTTCAGCTTCTCTAATAAAGACTTTTGAAGCAAATAAATATCCGTTATATAATAAAAAAGCTTCACTAATAACTATTGCTGCACGTTTATTTCCATCTGAAAAGCAATGAAACTTACAAAAGCCAAAAAATAAATGTGTTAATTTATCCATGATTGTTGGGTAATAGTCATCATTTTTTATATGTTCTAAGATGCTTTCTATTTGTCCAAGATTTAGTATAGAAGAACTTCCGCCACCACTTATTTCGACTGTTTTTGAGTGTAATTGTAGAACTTCTTGCAAAGATAGATAATAAATCATTTATTTATCACCTTCTTCTTTTAAACGCTTTAAAACATCTTGATTTTCTTTAATTCTTTCAAGAAGTTCCATACTTTTTTCACCTAAGAAACGCTCGTAATCATCCACTGGAAGAGTTGAAATATATTCAGCCAATTCTGGATGAAGAGCATCTCTGAATTGATAGTCTCTACTTGCCATTTTCTTTCGAGCTTTTTCTATTAACGGGGTAAAAAATGGATTATTTTCTAGTGCGTTAATAAGATTATCCAATTCAACAAATGTTAATTTGGTATTATTATTTGCAATATAGATATTCTCAATTTGCTTTGCGAGTCCTAATTCAAAACCAGCTATTAGGTCTAATACTTCAGAATACATGGTGTCACGTGTTTTGTCTTTGGCTTCTAATTTTAAAATTTGGCGGTATTTTTGAGCTTTTTCTTTAAAAATAATTGTATATATTTTATCTGTATAGATAGGATACTTTGATTTTCCACCAACAACATATTTATTTAATGCATTTGTAAACTCCTTTCGACAATTTTCAGAAGTATACCATGACATTAAAAAGTCTTCATCTCTCTGATTTATATATTTTGTAGAACCACCAGCTTTTTTATTAATTGTATCAATTGATATATCTAATATAATTTGACGAACAATTTTTGCTCGTTCATTATCGGAAAAAAGCATAGATAAATCCAAAAAAGATCTAAAATCAAATATTCCTAAAATAGATGTTTTTTTAGGAATGGTACCGACATCGATGTCGGTACCATGGCTATTATATTGTTCAATAAAATCTTTTAACCTTTGACCTCTTAAAATTTCATAGCCATTCTCTAATAATTCTTTGTTATATCTTTCAATATACCTTTCAATCGTTCTAATATCAACTTCAAAAAATTGCGCTAACTCTTCTTTTAAAAATCTAATTTTACCGTCAAAGCAAAAACTATTAAAGGCAAAAGCTTTTTCAATTTCGGCAATAGCATATTCATTATTAAGTATATTTTGTCTATCAATTTTATTTTCTATTAGTTCATTTTTTACCATTTATTTTTCCTCATTTTTCTTTTTATTTCTAATAAACTCAACGAATCTATTTATTTCTTCGATTTCGTCTTTGTTAAGCCCATCTGTATTAATACCATTGTGATTTGCATAACGAAAATCATCTTTTTGGACGGGAGGGGTATTTTTTTCCATTGGAACATCATATCCCAGAAGCCAAACTTCATTAACGTCTAATGCATCAGCCAATAGTGTGAGTTTCTTTTGCCTAGCAACAGCATTGTTTGAAAGATATTTACTTAATAAGCTTTCACTAATTCCTGTTCTTTCGTGTAATTCAACAGGTTTCATATTTCTTATCGTCAATGCTTTTTCTAATCTTTTTTGAAATGTATCTACTGTTTTCATATTTTCCTCCATACACATATTATAAAGAAAAGTTTAATAAAAATCAAGTTATTTTAAAAAAACATAAAAAAAACTTGAAAAAAATTCAAAAATAGTATTGACAAAAGTTTTAACATAGTATAAGATATAGAAAACTTGAATTAAATTCAAGAAAAGAAAAGAGGTGTTACAATTTGATACAATATGACTTTAGTAAAGTAAGAGGTAGAATAAAAGAGAAATTAGGGAGTGAAGCAAAGTTTGCAGAAAAGCTCGAAATATCTTCAGCTGCTTTAAGTTCAAAGTTTAATAATCGCAGTGATTTTACGGCAACGGAAATATCAAGAGCAACTGATGAAGATGTATTAGATATTCCAATGAAAGAAATAGGAGTATATTTTTTTACTCGACAACTTGAATTAAATTCAACAAAATAACCACGACCTGATACAAGAAAGGAGGGAGTATGGAGAAAATAACTGAGGAAGAAGTAAGAAAAGTTATTGAGAACGACAAGGAGAAAATGCAAAAGATAATAGATGAAGGTGGAAAAATAACAAAGACGATAATAGAAGATAAAAACAAAATAACTACAATAATAAAAATAGAACCAGTAAATTGTGAGGCTACTAGTTCTACAATAATTCAAAATAAAGATAATATTACAGTTAGTTGTCTTTAATATAATAAAATCCATCAGAATTTTTTATAAGTTCCTTGTTGGTAGTAATGATAATTTTATCTGCAAGTTGAGTCATTTTTATTTCAAATCCATCTGGATATAAAGAATGATTAATAATAATTTCTCCGTTAGATTTTATATCTTTGATTATATCGTCAAATGTGTGATTTCCAGGAGTCTTTATATTAAATGATTCACCTTGATTTACAGAATAATTATATACCAATATAATCACCACCTTTCCAAGATGATTATATAACGAAATAAGTCAAAAAACAAGAAAGAAAGGAGGGAGAAAAATGCCAGAGCAATTATTAGAAATATTGCAAAACATTAATCAAAATTTGGAAGATATAAAAAAAGAAAAAGACTTACCCAAATTAATTTATGCGAAAGAAATAGCTGAAACTTACAATGTAAACCGAAATAAAGCAACAGATTTTTGCAAGAAATATGGAACAAATTTTGGAGGTTATTGTATAGAAAATGAAAAGTTTAAGCAAATATTGCAAAATGGAGGGATAGACCTCTTTGATTAAATATAGAGAAAGGAGATAAGAAGTATGTATAGTTTATTTGAAATAGCATTTTTTATATTATATTTTGCAACAAAAATAACAAAGTTTATAGCAATATTGTTATTACTTCAAATAGCGGTATATAGACTAAGCGGATTTAGTATATATAAATTTGCAATGAAAGAAGCAAACAAATTATTAAACTAAGGAGGAAGAGTATGGACAAGTTAGATAAATGCTACATATGGCATGTGGTAACAATGGCAAAGCTAAAATTAAGACTAAAAGAATTGAAAGGAGTGAAATAGTATGGCAGAAAAGAATACAGACGAGGCTCAAACAATACAAGAACTAACAAGAGTAATTGCAAGAAAAGAAATAGAAATTCAAGATGTAAAAACAAGCCTTGCAGGAGTATTGCAAGAAATAAGAAATCTAAATGAAAGCAACTTAGATAGAGAAGTTATAAAGAAGAGAATATCTGAAATGGCTACAAATACAATATACGAGCTATTGATAGACGAAAAAAATGAGTCAGTTTGCGACTACCAATCAGAAAACTAACTCAATTGAATTACATAAATATGAACTCTATGCTTATTATAGCACGGAGAGAAGGAGAAAGTCAAATGGTACGAATAGTAAATGGTTACATAATAGAAACAACGGATTCAGAAGAAAGACAAGCAAGATACGAACATGAGCTTGAAGAAGCAGACAGAGATTATGAAGATAGAGTTTTTGATGAAATGGAGGGTATGTAATGGAACAAGGTTTAAGTTTATATGAAATAACAGGAGCATTTCCAAAGCTAATGGCTCAAGAAGAAATGAGTGAAGAAGATAAAAACAAGGTTGAAGAGGAACTTACAACACTATTGCAAAAGAAAAGTAATTCAGTAATTGCCTATTCTAAAAATATAGAGCTAGCAATTAAAGCGATGAAAGAAGAAGAAACAAGAATATCAACCAATAGGAAAACTTTAGAAAATAGGCTAGAGCAATTTAAAAAATATGTAAAAGAATGTATGGAAGGCAATGGAATTAACAAAATCGAAACAGATTTAGGAACATTAAGTATAGCAAGAAGCCCTATAAGTATAGAGATTGTAAATGAAGAAGAAATTCCAGATGAATATAAAGAAGTTATCTTTACAACAAAAGTTGATAAAAAGAAAATAGCAGAAGCATTTAAGTCAACTGGAGAACTTATTGAAGGTGTTGAGATACATACAGACAATACAAATTTAAGAATAAAGTAGAGGTTTGAATAATGAATATATATCAAAGTATAACAAAAATTATGGAAGAGGTTCCAAGCATAGGAAAAACTCAAAGAAATAAAACTCAAGGCTTTATGTATAGAGGAATAGATGATGTTATGAATGCATTACAACCACTATTAGCCAAGAATAAAGTTTTTATAGTACCAGAGATATTAGAGCAAACGAGAGAAGAAAGAACAACTTCTAAAGGTGGAAATTTAATCTACTCAATATGCAAAATAAAATATAAATTTTATGCAGAAGATGGAAGTAGTGTTGAGGCAATCACGATTGGAGAAGGAATGGATAGTGGAGATAAAGCAACAAACAAGGCGATGGCAATAGCAATGAAATATGCACTATTTCAAGTATTCTGTATTCCAACAGACGAAATGAAGGATCCAGACAGTGAAACGCCAGAACAATCAACAAAGAAAAGCAATACTACAGATAATCAAATTAGCGAAGCAGATGCAAAAAAAGTAGAAGCAATGATGAAGGAAATGGGCTGGAATGTTGAAGAGTTGCTACAAAAGAATTATAAAATCTCAAAAACAACAGATTTAACAGCAAGTCAATACGTAAAAATATTAGAAGCAATAAAAAAAGCAAAGGAGGCAAAACAACATGAATAAGGTAATTTTATTAGGGAGACTAACTAAAGATCCAGAAACAAGATATACACAAAGTACAAACACACAAGTAACAAGTTTCACACTTGCAGTAAATAGAAGATTTGTTAAGCAAGGAGAAGAAAGACAAGCTGATTTTATAAACTGCGTTGCATGGAATAAGACAGCAGAATTTGTAAGTAAATACTTTAGGAAAGGTCAACAAGTTGGAGTAATAGGAAGAATACAAACACGAAACTATGATGATGACAAAGGCATAAAGCACTATGTAACAGAGGTAATAGTAGAAGAAACATATTTTGCTGGAGACAAAAAAGAAGAAACTCAAAGCAATACAGCAAATGACTTTGAAATTACGGACAGTTCAGACTTGCCCTTCTGATTTAGGAGACAGCTATGATAGGAACAGCAGAGACACTTGTCAAATGGTTATTTAATCAAAATAGAGAGAAATTATTTGAAATAAAAGAACATAAAGAAAAGAGAACTTTAACTCAGAACGCATATATGTGGAGTTTAATCAATGAAATCGCAAACAAAATGAAATTATCAAAAGATGATACATATTTAAAGATGATTAAAGATTATTCACAATCAATGCTAGTAACAATAAGAGCTGATATAGATGTGTCAAAGTTCTTTAAGTATTACGAATTTGAACGAGAAGCCAAAATAAGCGGAGTAAACTTCAAAATATATAAAGTATATGAAGGCAGTTCTCAAATGGACAAAAACGAATTTAGAGTGCTCTTGGACGGTGTAATACAAGAAGCACAACAGTTAGGAATATGCACACTAACACCAAATGAAATTGAAAGGTTAAGGTGGATAGATGAAAGAGTTTAGTATAATGCCAGAAAATCCATTGTATTCAACAGAAAGGTATGAGCGGATTAGAAAGACATGAAGTTTTTGAAGGTAGGACAAGTAATAGAGAAAAGTCTATTAAAGATGGATTGGTGATATTTATTCCACCAGCTATTCATAGAACAAGCAATGACTCAATACACTTAAATCCAAAGAAATGGGAATGGTTAAAAGCAATAGCTCAGAAATCTTGGCAAGACCATTATAACAAAACAAAAGATGATTTTATAAGAAGATATGGAAGAAATTATTTATAAAGAAAGGAGGGCATAGAATACAACTTATAAAATTCTTATAAAGTTTCTATGTCCTTTAAGTTTAAACGAAAGGAGAAAAGCATAGGGAGATGAGAAGATATGGCTAAAGAAACTTATTATTTCTCACATGATAGTAATGCAATAACTGATACTAAAATTCTTAACATGAGAGCTGATTATGGATTAGAAGGGTATGGATTATTTTGGGCAATTATAGAGATGATGAGAAATGAAGAAAGCTATAAATTACAGGCTGATAAAAAAATATATAGGGCAATAAAGACGCTAACAAATACTAATATAGATGTAGAAAAATATGTGCAAGATTGTATTAATGAATATGAACTCTTTAAAGAAGATAATGGGTACTTTTTTAGTAATTCATTGTTAAAAAGAATGTTAGAAAAAGATCGAAAGTCAGCTGTTGCAAAAGAGAAAGCTGAGAAAAGATGGAATAACAATGCTATAGCAATGCAACAGCAATGCAGTAGTAATGCAAATAAAGTAAAAGAAAGTAAAGAAAATAAAAATAAAGTAAATAAAAAAGAACAAGAAGAAAAAATACACTTTGCAGATTTTGTAACCATGACCAATGTTGAACACGAAAAGCTAGTAAGCACTTATGGAACAGAGTTTACAGACCAATGTATAAAAATTCTTGATAACTACAAGGGCTCAAAAGGTAAAGATTACAAAAGTGATTACAGAGCTATTTTAAGTTGGGTTGTAGATGAGGCTAAGAAAAGAAAGCAAGAGAATAAATACGCCCAAAACAAAACAGCATATAACGACTATAGTCAAAGAAGTTATGAAAATTTGGACAGCTTATATGCAAATATGAAGGAGGAAAAATAAAATGATTATATTAACAATTGTATTAGAAATTATATTAATAGTATTAGGAATAGTATTTGCTGTGTTATCAGAAGACAGTTATAAACACGAAGGATTGATGGTTGTGTTATCGTTAGTATGTTGGATTACAGTACTTATAATGCCAATTGGAATTGGAAAATTACATGGATACATAAATTATGCTGAAAGCAATGATAAAGATAAAGCAAGAATTACAGCTGTAACACAGGAACAAGATTGGTTGAAGACATATTACAAAGTTGAGGTTGAGTACTTAACAAATACACCAACACAAAATGGAATAGTAACAAACTACAATATAGAAAAAGACACATATTACTGTTATATAACAGATAAAGAGTTAGTAGAGAAGTTGAAAAGCAATATGTACAAAGAACTATGGATAATATCTGGACGTAAAGGTGGATATGAAAATTATAAAGACTTTGGAACAAAGTTAATTAAGGATATAGAACTAATCGAGGAGGAAAAATAAATGAAATTTAAAGTTGGAGATAAAGTAAAAGTAATAGCCAAAAAACATGGACATGGGTTTAATATTGGAGAGATTGTAAAAATAGAGGAAATTAGTGATAGAGACTATAAATGTAGTTCACTTGAAAAAAACGAATTATGGTGGATGGGAGAAGATGAATTTGTAAAAGTAAAATTTATAAAATCAGACTTAAAGGATGGAGATATAGTTACATACAGAGACGGCAGGAAGAAGATTGTGTTTGAAGATAAATTTTATGGCAGTAATAAATTTGTATTATTGAAACATTATACAGAGGACTTGAAAGACATAGATGGTGAGGAAGAGAACGACATAGTCAAAGTCGAAAGACCAGTCAAATACGAAACAGTATTTGAGAGAAAAGAAGAAATACTAGATGGAACAGAAAAGAAATACTTAGCAGAGGTAATTAGACCATTCAGAAAAAGAATACAATTTATACAAAAGAAAAAAGAAATAACAGAGATAAATCCATATATAAGAATAGTTTGTGAGGACAATGATAAACTAGTTTTTCCATGCATAACAGATAACAGCATGTATAAAGGAATGGAAGTAAATAAGAAATATACTTTAAAAGAGCTAGGTTTGTAACGGAAGGAGTGAAACAAATGAGTACAATAACACAAACTACAAGACAAATGAGTTTTGATGATATACAAGATAAAACAAAAATAAGATACATACAGATATTGAATAGATTAGACAAGCCTAAAACAGCCAAAGAGTTAGCTGTGGAGTTATTTGATTTAGGGTTTATTCCTAGCACGGAAAGGAATTACACCGCACCACGCTTGTCAGAATTAGAAAATATGGGAATGGTTAAAGCGATAGATAAAAAGAAATGTGAGTATACAGGTAAAACGGTAGCAGTTTACGAAAGAACATTAAAGGGTTTTGAAGCTTTGAATATGAACCATATTACACGAATTTATTAGGAGAATGATATGAGTTATCCACAATTAGAACGGTATCTGTGCAAAAGCACTGAAATATGGACTATGTAGACGGATGTCAGCAATTAGAAAACATTTATTTTCGAGGAGTTAAACAGTGCAAGTATGTTACAGGTACCGAAGGGGAACAAATTAAATTAGAGTTAGATAAACAGGAGAGAATATGGAAATAGAAGATATTTTAAAATACACATTAACACTCTTTCAAGATATAGATAAAAGACTATCAGAGTTAAGAAATAAACAAAGTATTTGGGATATTAAACAAGATGAGCTACTGCATTATATAGAAAATCATAATATAGATGCAGTTAGATCATGTAAAATAGTAAAACAATTGAAATATGTAAGGGGAGAAAGAAGAAAAGTAAAAGATGAAATAGATGTAGTAGTGTCATTGAAAAATACTTTTATTGATAAATATAAAAACAAGTTTATAGAAAAAGATTTAATACAAGCGTTGAAAAATCTAAAGGAACTAGAACAAAGAAAAAATAATCCTAAATATACATATCAGTATTTAACTGAAGAATTGGAGATAAAAGATGAAAATATTAGCAATAGATCCACGGAAATATAGAGAGTGCATATTGTGTTGTAGACAGTGAAACATACAAGATAGTAAAAAAAGAGAAAATTCAAAACGAAGAGCTACTTCTTCACATTAGATATGCAGAATATGAAAAAGTGGTCATAGAGATGGTAGCTTGTTATGGTATGCCAGTTGGAAAAGAAGTTTTTGATACTTGCATTTGGATAGGTAGATTTATACAAGAAGCAGATGAACTAGGAGCAGTATATGATTATATATACCGCAAAGAAGAAAAGATGAATTTATGTAATTCAATGAAAGCCAAAGATTGTAATATAAGACAAGCACTAATAGATAGATTTGGTGTAGTAGGAACAAAGAAGAACCCAGGTTGGTTTTATGGATTTAAAGCAGACATATGGAGTGCATATGCAGTAGCAGTTACATACTTAGATAAAGAGAAAGGAAAATTTAAAAATGAATAAAAAGGATATTATAGATACAATTTTTATTTTAGCAGTATTTTTAGTATTACTGATAATGGTTGAAAGCAGAGGACATAAGCTTGATAAGAAGCAACTAGAAGTTAATGAATTACAAAATAAAGTAGAACAACAGATAGAGCTTATAGATGCTCTACAGCAGTAGGAGAAAAAAGATGAGTGTTAAAGGAAAAGTAAAAAGATTAAATAAAGAAATTATAAAATTACGAGATGAACTAGACACAGAAAGATTATCTAATAAAAGAATGAGAAATAAAAGTGATAGGCTAAAGATAGAATTAGAAGAACAAAAAGCAGATAAACAATATATGGAGCAATTAGAGAACATACTTAAATTTGCATTAACTAATCATATAGGAAATTTAAGAGGTGGAATGCAAATACAAAGATATGGAATAGATAAAATGCAAGATTTAAGACTAAGTATAGATTATATGCCAGAGAATAATAGTTACATAATTAGAGTTAATTATTAGGAGGAGAATAGATATGCAAGAGAGATGTAACAAATGTAATAGTGAAAAATTATTCGTAGAAATACAAGGAAATAGAAGAGGACTATTTTGTAGTGAATGTGGAAAGTGGCAAAAGTGGATTACAAAGCAGGAATTACAGATAGCAAAATTCAGAGAATATAAAATCATAGGAGAATAAATATGTTAAAAATAAGAGATGATGTAGATTTAGAAGAACTTGAAAAGTTTGGGTTTAAATATGGAACAAGAGAAAAATTTGAATATAAAACAAAGCAACATGGAGTCGAATCAAAAATATACATAGATTTATTGCCATGTAATAATAATCACAATGAAATACATATAGAAAGTGATAGTCATTCTATTCCAGAAAAAATAGTAGATAAATTATACGATTTAATCAAAGCAAATTTAGTAGTAAAGGAGTAAATAAGATATGAGTAAAGAGGAAATATCTAAAGAAACAAAAAATACTTTACAAAATTGTTGGGTTATGACAACAAATCATGAACTAGATAATGAAAATAGAAAGTTAAAAGAAGCTATAACTGAAATATTAGATAAAACAATGACATCAACAGAAAAAAGCGAATATTGGTACAAATATTATATAGAGCATAAGCAATACAATGACGATTTAGAATATAATAAAAATTTATTAAAAGATTGGTCAAATACTTTAAAAGGTATGGGCAATAGAAATTATCCTTATTGCTATGCTATTGATAGAGTTTTAACAGAGTTGGAGAGGAGTAAATAAGATATGCTTAAAATTCGTGATGATGTAGATTTAAAAGAAGTAAAAATAAATGATTTAAAAAAATATAGCCAAGTTTTTATTAAATATTTTAGCCAAATATTTAATAAAGAAAATAAATTTATAAAAGTTATAATATATCCGAAAATTGTAAATAGATTTTCTATATTTGAGTTAGTAATTTGTGATAAAAAACCAAACATTGATATAGAAATAAAGGAAAATGTTGACTATAATAAGGAAATAATGACAAAATTTTCTATTCAAAAATACACAGATATGTTTTATCAAATAAAAGATGTGGTAAACTTTGAAGAAAATTCATTTTATATAATAAAGACAAATGAATATAAAAATTGGCATCCAGCAATGGCAAATATAGATTTAGATACTATTATAGAAGAATTGCTTTCAGAGAATGGAGGCGATTGCTAAATGGCAGGTGGTTTTAAAAATAAAGAATTAAATATTCTTTTTAAAAAAAGAACTTTAGAAGAGATTATTGAGTTTGTTTTTTTATCAATGAATCATATGAAGGAAATATGCGAAAAAGAAAATATAAAAATCGAAAATAAAGAGGAAAAAATATGAAGATACCAAAAATGATAATTAAGAATGGTCAAAAGTATGAATTTGTAAAAAGAAACAATGCAACAACGTTTCTATACCAAAATAAGAAGTACGGATATAAGGAAACATTCAGTCTGTATCAACTAGGAGTACTAAAACAGCAGATTGAACCACCAAAACTAACAGTGCATCCAGAGAATGTAAAAATATAAATTGTAGGAGGTACAAATGAATGTCATATATAAAAGAAGAATTAGAAAGTATGTTAATAGAACATCCAAAAAATGAGGCTAAATTAACAGAAATAGATTTAAAATTAGATGATTACAATACAAGACTAGATTATGCTGGAACTGTTTATCAAGATACTGCAGAGGAAGTAATTGAGAATATGCAATTATCTAGCAATAGCTATGATGAATTACATAGTAATACTAATAAAATATCTGATAAAACAGCAAATACAGCTATGAATTACCACAAAGAGGAATATCATATAAACAAAGAAGATAGAGCGTTTTTGAAATTGAAAATAGATGAATTTGAAAAGATAAGAAGTGATCTAAATAAGAAAATAGTCCGTGTTGAGAATATGTTAAAGCAATTATCAGAAGATGAAGAATTTGTTGTAAGAAAGTATTATATGAAGAAATCAAAATGGAACTATGTAGAAAAAGCATATTTTGATAATTTTGAAACTCATAAATCAATAAAACAGTTACAAGCATATAGAGACAAGGCATTAGATAGCATGCTTGATATAATAAATACTGGAGAGGGGTAAAAACTTCGCTAAAACTTCGCAAAAATTTCCTTTTAATTTCGTTTCTAAGGTGCTATAATTATAATTGCAAAAATATAAAGAAAAGGGCTAACAAAAAGTTGGCTCTTTCGACATATTTCGACAGCATTTGCAAAATAGATCATATATAATGTCTCTGAGAAAGGGGGTGTTATATATGGATAAAGATTTAAAAGAAAAACTAGATATGATGATAAACTCTTTAAGTATGATTGAAGGGCATGAACCACCATATACAGCAAATAATATAGATAATGTTTGTGAAAAGTTAGACCAAATAATAGAATTACTTAAAAATAAAAAGGGATTGAACTAAAACAAAGAGCTTATCAAACGATAGGCTCTATTATTTATGCTATTAACTGATACTAGATAAGTTGATATATATGTTGCTACTAGGCACACTCCTTTCATAAGATTCGTATATAAAAGGCAATTCTAGTTAAGCCTTAGATATTTTGGAATAGTGAAATGGTATCACGAAAGGCCTTGGACCTTTAGTTTTTAGTTCGAATCTAGATTCCAAAACCAAAGCTTTTACTCTTTTGGCGATGCTAGATGTAATTACAAAGAGCGTTTTTAGTAATTTTTACGATAACAATAAAGTTATAAATTGCTCCTTTCTAGTATAGGAGCCCCTAGTGCCGTAAAATAGTATAAAGTGATGTGCAGTTACATCATTTTCTAGTATTTTATAAAATAACGAAAGAGGTGTTGTTATGACTAATCAAGAAAGATATGAGAAATATGTAAAAGAAAATTGTAAGAACTGTAAAAATAAAGATAAAGATCTATGCGAGATAAGAATATCCGCCTTAAATGACGTAGTCATAACAAAGTGTGCGTACTATGAAAGAAAAGATTAATTATGCTAACTGTATGAAATATAAGTGTGAATTATGCAGATACAATAAGCAGTGTGAAAGAGAGGAAAAGAAATATGAAGTTGACAAAACAGACAGCAGAAGAATATATAAAAAAGTGCAAAGAAAAAGGACTTAAATATTGGAGTGCAAAAGATTTTCTTAAAAATCATAAAACTATGAAAACGATAATGCAATAAATACAAATAGAGAGTTAAAGACAAAGTAGGTGAGCGAGGTGGCTAAATATGACTGGAAGCAGTTAGAAAAAGAATACATACTAAGTGATTTTAAATCAGTGAGTAGTTTTTTAAAAGATAAAGGAATAAATAATAACGGCACAACTAGGAAACATACATCAGGGTGGAAAGACAAAAAGAGACAAAGAGAAGACAAGAAAGCGACAAAAATTATAGAAAAAGTTACCGAAAAGGAAATAGAAAAAGAAGTAGATATAAATACAAGACATTTAAAATTATATGACAGTTTTCTTGATGTATTAGAAGGTAGCTTTAAAAAGCCAAGTGAATATATGTATTTAGGTATGCCAGATTACGATAAATTAAAAAAAATGGTAGATATATTAGAGAAGACGCAAAGAGGACAAAGGCTAGCAAAAGGATTGGACAAAGAAAAGGAAATTAGTAACACACAATCACTCGCTGAAACAATACAAAAAGCTTACGAAAGCAAGGCGGGTGATAAGTAGTAATGTTAACAACAGAAGCAATATTATATTATAAAGACAGACCAGTAGAGTTTGTTAAAGATGTAATAAAAGTTACACCAGATGATATACAAGGAGATATATTGATGAGTGTAGCTCAAAACCAACTAACATCTGTAAGAAGTGGACATGGTATAGGAAAGTCAGCATTGCAAAGTTGGCTTATTTATTGGTTTATGTGTACTAGACCTTTTCCTAAAATACCTTGTACAGCCCCAACAAAGCACCAATTACATGATATATTATGGGCTGAGGTGGCTAAATGGAGAACACCAGCGATACAAAGCGAAATTGAATGGACTCAAGAAAAACTATATATGAAATCAAACCCAGAGAACTGGTTTGCAGTGCCAAGAACAGCAACACAGCCAGACGCATTACAAGGATTCCATGCAGACCATTTATTATATATTATAGATGAGGCATCACGGTGTTAAAGATGTAGTATTTGAACCTGTATTAGGTTCTCTATCAACACAAGATGCAAAACTAATAATGTGTGGAAACCCAACTCAATTGAGCGGTTTCTTTTTTGATAGTCACAACAAAAACAGAAACATATACAGTACATTTAAAGTATCAGGAGAAAATTCGAAAAGAGTCTCAAAAGAATACATACAAATGATTATAGATATGTATGGACTAGACAGTGATGTATATAGAGTTCGTGTTGCAGGAGAATTTCCAAAAGCAATGCCAGACAGCTTTATACAACTTGATTGGGTTGAAAACTGTAGTAATAAAATTGTTACAAGAAATTATCCACAAAGTAGAATTGATATAGGTGTCGATGTAGCAAGGTATGGTGATGATGAAACAATAATAAATACATTATTTGATAAAAAGTACCAACAACCATTTAACGTATTGCACCATAATGACACAATGCAAGTAACAGGAGCAATAGTTCAGGTAGTTGAAAGATTAAGAAGTCAATATATAGGAATACCAATTCATATTAAGATTGACTGTGATGGTCTAGGTGTTGGAGTATATGATAGGTTAAAAGAAATTAAATCACAAAAGGGCTGGACAACAGTAAAACTATATGAATGCCATTTTGGAGCAGCTGGAGGAAAAAACAAACAAGAAGAACCAGTTGAGTTTAGTAATTCTACAGGGTTAATGTGGGGACTATTAAGAGAAAAATTAAGAAGAAATGAAATAGAACTTGTATATGATGATAAACAAATTACACAATTGAGTAATAGAAAATACAGAATAAATAGTGACGGAAAAATAGAGTTAGAAAGAAAAGAAGAGATGAAAAAAAGAGGACTAACTTCTCCAGATAGGCGGAGATGCATTAGTTCTTTCTTTGTATGAGCCAAAGCAAGGCGGATTATCAATTTTAAAGTAGAGGTAATGATATGTTAAATATAAACAAAATCAAAAGGATAATTCAAAACGATGCAGAACGCAGAAGAATGATTGATTTAGAGAAGAAATATTATGAAAATGATAACATTATAAGAGCAAAGGGAGTATTGCCAAGTGAATCAGACCCAATGAGAAATGCAGATAATAGAGTATCTCACAACTTTCATCAACTTATAACTGATGAGAAAACAGCATATATGTTTACAAATCCAGTTCTGTTTGATGTAGGAGATAAAGAAGTAAACAAGAAAATAAAAGAGACCTTAGGGGATGACTTTAAGAGCGAAAGTGCCTATCTATGTACAAATGCAACAAATAATAAGGTTGCATGGTTACATTATTGGATAGAAGATGGTAAGTTTTTATATTCAGTTGTTGAGACTGAACAATGTTTGCCAATATTTGACGGAAAATTAAAGAAGAAATTAATCGGTTTTTATAGATATTATCCTATTATAGAAGAAAATGAAAATGGAATAAATAAAGAATATGTAATATTTGAATACTGGGACGATAAACATTGTGAACAATATAAATTTAGAGGAAATTTATCAGGAACAGGGCTTACATATTTATCAGCAGAATACCAAGAGTTTGAGCATGATTTAGAAGAAGTGCCATTTATTGAATTTAAGAATAACCGTAACATGATAAGCGACTTAAAGAAATATAGAGACTTAATTGATATATACGATAAAGTAATGAGTGGATATGCTAATGATCTAGAAGATATCCAACAGCTTATATATATTCTTGAAAATTATGGCGGAGAAGATTTAAAAGAATTTCTTGGAGATTTAAAGAGATACAAAACAATAAAAACAGAAACTGGTGCGGATGGAAGAACAAGTGGTGGACTTAAAACACTACAAATAGAGATACCAGTTGAAGCAAGGAACAGCATACTTGAAATCTTAAAAAAACAAATATATGAAAGTGGACAGGCATTACAGCAAGATACAGAAAATTTTGGAAATGCCAGTGGAGTTGCTTTGAAATTCTTTTATAGAAAACTAGAATTAAAAGCTGGGTTAACACAAATAGAATTTGAAAAAGGATTTGCAAAACTAGTAAGAGTAATAATGAAATTCTTAAAAACCGCAGATTGGGAGACAAAACCTATAACTCAAACTTGGACTAGAAATATGATAAGCAATGATTTAGAAAATGCTCAAATAGCAGCAGAAAGCAAAGATATAATATCAGATGAATCAATTGTGAAAAATCACCCTTGGGTAGAAGATCCAGAAGAAGAACTGAAAAAAATTAAACAGCAAAATGAAGAAAAAGAGAAGAGACAACAAGAAATATTTGCTAATGCAGGTGGCTTTGAAGATAATCATAATGATAATCAAGAATAGAGGTACTATAGATGGCTAGAACACCACAAGACTACTGGGAAAAAAGACAAACGGAACTTATGAAAAGATTAGAGAAACAATCTGAGGGAACAATTCAAAGATTAGTAACAGCATATAATAAATCAAAAGACAATATCCAAAAAGAAATTCAAAAAATATTTGGAAAGTATGTTGTTGATGGAAAACTTACGTTCAAAGAGGCAAAGGAATTGTTAAACACAAGAGAAACAAAAGAATTTTACGACAATTTATTAAAACAGATAAATTCAATAGATGATGTAGATGTTAGACGTAAATTATTAGCCAAATACAATGCTCCAGCATATGCATATAGAATAAGCAGATACCAAGCTCTTCAAAAAAACATAGATATAGAGCTAAAGAAACTAGTGCAAGAAGAATGTGTTATATCTAAGAAACATTATGTTGATATTATTAATGAAGGATATTACAGAAGTATTTTTAATGTACAAAAGGGCATAGGAATAGGATTTAACTTCTCTCAATTAGATAATAGAACAATCAATCTAATATTGAATGAAAATTGGTATAAAAGTGAAAATTTTTCGCAAAGAATATGGAAAAACAATAACAAATTGGCTGATTATTTAAAGTCGAATTTCCTTGCAGATAACATTGCTGGAAAATCAATACAAAGAATGGCTAGTGCATTAGATGATACTATGAATATTGGAAAATATAATGCTGTTAGATTATTGAGAACAGAAACTAATCATTTTGCGAATGAAGCAGAAATGTTATCTTATGAGGAATTAGATATAGAAAAATATAGATTCATTGCAACATTAGATAATGTTACGTGTAAACATTGTGCAGAATTAGACAACAAAATATTTTATTTGAAAGATAAGCAACCACGGTAAGAACTACCCTCCAATACATCCAAATGATAGATGTACAACGGTAGCAGAATTTGATGATGACGTAACAGAAAACCTACAAAGAAGGGGCAAAGATGAAAATGGTAAATCTATTATAATTCCACAAGATATGAACTATGAAGAATGGGCGAAAAAATATGCTCCAGAACAATACGAAAAGTATTATATCACAAATAAATTGCCAAAAATAAAATCGGCAGAAGATAGCATTTTAGAAAAGCAATTAGGCTTTTATGATGAGAACAATGTTTTGCAATTTATTCCTAAAAATGTTATAATTGGTAATGTACATGTTATTGCTGGGAAGGGAACTAACACAATATTTAGGAGTGCCGACAAATATGCTGAAATATATGGAGGCAACTCAAAAGAGTGGATGAAAAAGGTTGGAAAAATTGAAAGTGATAAATATATCTTTGATATCCATTTTGTAGAGCATGAAGAATATGGCAGATATGACTATAAATTGAAAGGAAAGAAGCTAAAATGAAAGTAAAATACATTGGTAAAAGTTTCGGTGTTGAAGGTTTAACTAATGGAAAAGAGTATGAAGTAGTTGCTATTGAAGGGAATATGCTAAGAGTTATAGACGATAGTGGAGAAGACTATCTTTATTCTGCAACCAATCCATCCTCATTAGAAGATAGTTCTAAGTGTGGAAGGTGGAAAATCGTAGAAGATGATAAAAACAAAGCTTTATCAAAATTGATTAAATAGTTATTAATATTAAAAAATATAAATATAGGTGCTGTTCTGTTGGTTCAGTCAAATGGTAGATATAGAGTACACAGCCTATACCAAACAAAGTCGTAGAAATACGGCTTATTTTTATGCTTGAAAAAGCAAACATTGTTTAAGTTGCAGAAATAGCAACAGAAAAGGAGAAAGATATGGAGTTCTTAAAAGAAATTTTAGGAGAAGACTTGTTTAATCAAGTCAAAAACAAAGTAAGTTCTTATAACGAGAAAGCCGATAAGGACAAAAAAATAAGTATTGCTAATGTAAATGGTGGAGAATTTATTGCGAAAGCAAAATATGACCAACTAAAAACAGATTTAGACAATACAAAAACATCTTTAGATACTGCAAATACAACAATAGCAGATTTAAAGAAAAATAATGGAGATAATGCAGATTTGCAACAAAAAGTTAGTGATTATGAAACAAAAATTGCTAATTTAGAGGCAACAAGTAAGGCAGAAAAAGCTAAAATGTTGAAAGAAATTGCAATAAAAGATGCATTATATGCTGAAAAAGCAAAACACCCAGAATTACTTATTTCAAAATTTGATTTATCTAAAATAGTATTAGATGAAAAAGGAGAAAATGTAGTTTCTGGAATAGCAGAACAAATGAAATCTAATAAGGAAACTTATAAAGATTTATTTGGAGAAACAGAACAACAAGGTGGGGCATATCACTATACTCCAAATGGCGGAGAAAATAAAAGCAATAGTGGTGCAACAGATTTTGTTGGAATAATTAAAGAAAATCAAGCAAGAAAAATTTAGGACGTTTTATACGCCTTTTTATTTTACCCAAAAAAGAATAGGAGGAATGAAAAATGGGTTATTTAAAAGATGAATTGGCAGGATTTGTACCTGTAGAACAAGCAACAGAGATAATGAAAGATGTAGCTAGAGGCTCTAGTATACTAAGATTATCTAAAGTATCTCAAATGGAAAGTGATACTAAAAAAATACCAGTAATGACAGAAGGAGCTGGAGCATATTGGGTAGGAGAAGGAGAAAGAATAAAAACTTCTAAAGCTGGATGGATTTATCCAGAATTAAAAGCTAAAAAATTAGCAGTTATTATACCAGTAACAAAAGAAAAATTAAACGATACAACAATAGATGTATTTAGTGAATTAAAGGAAAGTATAGCAGAAGCATTTTATAAAGCTATAGATGCTGCAGCTATATTTGGAACAAATTCACCATTTGAAAGAAATATTATGAAATGCGTTGAAAAAGCAGGAAATAAAATAGAAATAGGAACAAATGGGGAAGGTAAACTAGATTTAGATGTTGCCGATGCAATGGCAACAGTTGAAGACGCTGGTTATGATGTAAATGGCTTTGCAGCAAAAATTGGTATTAAAAACTCTTTAAGAAAATTGAGAGATGGAAATGGAAATCAATTATTTGTTGATGGAGTAAATGGAAAAGAACTATATTCACAACCAATAGAATTTTCAAGAAATGGTGCTTGGGATAAAACTAAAGCTGAATTAGTTGGTGCAGATTGGGATAAATCTTTAGTTGGTATTAGAGATAGCTTAGAATATGAAATATTAAAAGAAGCTACTTTAGAAGGTACTGTAGATAAAGATGGAAAACCAATTTCATTAGCAGAACAAGATTTAATTGGTATTAAAGCTACAATGAGATTAGCATATTTACCAATTAAGGATGAAGCTTTCTGTGCTGTAGTTCCAAAAGGTTCTCTAGGAGAATTAACTGTAGAGTCCGCAGAAGGAACAGCAACAGGAAAAACATCGATTACTGTTAAACCTGCTAAAGCAGAAGGAAATAGCTACAAATATAAAGTAGCAACTAATCCAACTATGCCAAAATATGGCGATGCTTGCACATCAGGATATACAAATTGGAATGGAACAGATGAAATTTCAGGAACTGCAGGACAAAAAATAGTGGTTGTTGAAGTGGATTCAGAGAATAAAGCTAAAAAGGCAGGAATAACAGCATTAACAGTTAAGTCTGAATAGAAAGAGGGAGCTAGCAATAGCTCCTTTTGAGGTATTAAAATGACAGACAATGTAAAAGAAGTTAAACAAGTACTAAATATAATAGATGATAAGTTAGATAATTACTTGAGGTTTTGTGAAAGAAATATCAAAGATAAAATACTAGACAGATGCCATATAGAAACGGTGCCAGAACGATTAAATTCGCTTATACAGGAGTTTTTAATTGAGCAATATAGTCTTAATAAAGAAGGTATTGGAGAAGGCAAAAAAGTGGTTTCTAGTGCATCTGATAATGGACAAACAGTTGGATTCCAAACAATAGGTGGAGCAAGTTCGATGTCGAAGAATGTAGATACTTTTCTTGATAGAAATATGGCTACGTTAGTTAAATATAGAAAGGTAGTGTGGTAATAATGCAAATACCTGAAATATTTAAGAAAGCTATTGCTGATACATTTTACGATAAAGATATAGAAATATGGTCAAATACAACAACTGTAGACGAAGAAGGTGCTGTGATTGAAAACGGAAAACTACAGAAACTAGATAGTTTTAAAGGTAATTTTCAATTCTCAACAAGAGAATATATTAAGCAAGAATATGGCAAAGAGATAGAAGCAAGTGCAATAGTAACTTGTGAAAACACTATTGCTAAGGAAGGAGATATATTATTTTATGCTGATATAAAACCAAGCAATTTATTGCTTTCAAGATATTCGAATGAAGAATTGGAACAATATACTCAAGAATATTTAGAAAAGCAACTTGTAGAAAGGTCTTACGTTGTGAAATCAGTAATTCTAAGCGATAGTCACTTTACATTACTTGTGGAGAGGAGAGGTGAAGATGTCTAATACAGAAGGACTAGATGAATTACTTGCAAATCTATCTGGACTAGGTGGAAATATAAAAGAAAGCTGTAGAAAAGGTCTTGAAAGAGGTGCAAAAAAAATACAAAAAAATGCTAAATATTTAGCACCAGTTGATACTGGGAACCTTCGTAATTCTATAAAGACAAAGTCTGAAATAACACAAGAAGGTGCAGAAGCAGAAGTATTTACTAATTGCGAATATGCACCATATGTTGAATTTGGAACAGGGCAAAGAGGCTCTGCAAGTAATATAGAGAGACCAGAACGGAATATCTTATAAGGCAGACTGGAAAGGTCAAACAGCACAACCATATTTAACTCCTGCATATCTTCATGCAAAGAATACAGGAGAAGTAGAACAAGAAGCAATTAAATCTATACAACAAGAAATAAGAAAGTTGGGTGGCAAATAATGAAAAATTTGAAACCACAAATATTAAAAAAATTAAAGGAAATCTCAGACGTTGAGGTTTCTTATTTTTATCCACAAAGGTGGAATGATTTAGAAAAAAAGCCTGCTATTTCTTATTACGAAATGGATAACTCAATATCTAGTAAAGCAGACGATGAAGAATATAGCAGTAATATTGCTATTCAAATAGATATATGGGCTAAAAGTCCAAGTAAATGTTCTAAATTAGCCATTGATGTAAATAACAAGATGGTAGAATTAGACTTTGAAAGAACTTTGGCTATGGATCTATTTGAACAAGAAACAAATATCTATCACAAAACAATGCGTTTTGAGAAAGAAGAAATTTTATAGAAGGAGGGCGTAGATTATGCCAAAAAAATATTTAAAAGGATTTAGTAAATTCAGTATATTTCCAATATTGGAAAATACAGAGACCTCTTACAAGGTAGGTACACGAGTACCAGTAATTTCTGCACAAAAATTGAGTAAAGAAGAACAATCAACAGAAGACGAAATTCTTGCAGACGATGAAATTTGGGATATTGATTCTGATGTAACTGGCGAAACGGTTACAATAACATTAGCAGAATTGTCAAATGAATTAAGAGCAAAATTAAAAGGTGGAACATACAATTCTGAAACAAAAACATATAGTTTTAAAAAGGGAGATGTTGCCCCAGAATTAGCTTGTTCATATAGAGGATTGCTAGCAGATGGAACTTATAGAATGTGGAAACAATATAGATTTAAAGTATCAAAGATAAAAATGGATCTAGAAACAAAAGGCAATGGAAACAAAGGTGGAGTAGAAATTACAGGAAATTTCTTAAATAGAAGTTGTGATGGATTATTCTACGACATTCAAGATACTGAGGAAGGAAATAAAGGACTAAGTTGGTTAGACACCATAGCAGAAGTAAAACCAGCACAAGAGGCACAAAGTAGAGAGTAGTAATACTCTCTTTATAATTATATAAATGGAGGAAAAATAAAATGACAAAAAGTAATGAAAATAAAAGTTTACCTAAAATAAAAACTGTACATGGTGTAGAGATTGAGAAGAAGCCTTGTGGCAAGTATTTTGAAGCTCTACAGACTTTAAAGAATTTGCCAGAAGATTTTATAAAAGAACTTTCTGACAATGGACAAGATTTTAAATTATCAGAAATGTTTACAGTAGAGAATATAATGAATTTAATTACAAGGTTATTAATTATACTACCTGATTTTACATTTAATTTTCTATCAAAACTAATGGATATAGATAGAGAAACTATAGAGAACCAACTTACACCTAAGGAATTACTAGATGTTGTACAAGAATTTTGGAAGATAAATGAATTAGAAAGTTTTTTCGTCCAAATGAAGCCAATATTGAGCAAAATTACAATGCTAATTGGCTTCAAAGAACAATAGCGATATGTGTTAGAATAGGAATAAGCAAAAGAGAGTTCTTAAATGACTATTATCCAGATGAAATCCCTATAATAATGGAAGAATATGCAGAATTAAATAAAGTTCAAGATAAAGATGAGCAAGAAGTAGGAGCAGAAGATTTTTAAAAAATAAACTTCTTCGACATTTTTCGACAGACTTTAACATTAATCTATGCTATACTACAAAGAAAAAGGGGGAATAGATATGGAAAATGAGAAAAAAAAATCTGAAGAGTTAACTGAAAATATTAGTTCTAATAATGAAAACAAGGAAAAGAGAACAAATGCAGACAATTTACATACAGTCGCTTGTATACACGTACTTTTATCAATAATAAGTGCAATTATCGTGTGGACAAAATTTAGCATAGTTGAAAGGACATATGCAGATGCTATAAATTGGTTTGCTATATTGGTAGGAATAGCAATATTGTTTATTGGAGCTACTATATATTTTCTGTTTGAAACAATAGTAGATATTTATGAGAAAGTAGAGAAATAATTTGCAATAATACGCAATGAAATATATAAAAAAAACACTCACTAAATGTGAGTGTTTTTTGGGGCTAAAAAGGAAGTGAAAAAATGGCAAATGAAACAAAAGTAGGACAACTAGTAATTGATTTAAAGATAAAGACGGAAGCGTTAGAAAAGGGGTTAGAAACTGCAAAGCAAAAGTTACAAGAAATAGAACAAAACAATAAACAAGTTGAAAACAGTAATAAAAGTCTAGATGCAAGTTATTTAGCAATGTCTGCTACAGCTGTATTAGCATTAGGAAAAATAGTTGGAATAATAAAAGAATGTATTGATGAATACAATTCATATACCCAAGCAATGAGTTCATTGCAAAATGTTTCCGAATATACTGGACAGAGTATGCAAGATTTTGGAAACATTATGAGTAAGTTTGGCTCATACATGACAAAAGCTGATTTGGCGACAACTATAAAAAACTTTTCTTTAATGGGATTTACAGCAGAACAAACTGAGCAAATGATAGAAGCTTTGACAAATTCTGCAATAAGAAACAGGAATGCGAATTACACTGTATCAGAAGCTGTAAGAGTAGCGTCTGAGGGGTATAGACAAGGACTATCTACTTTATCAGATAGTGCAGGCGTTACTGAAAATTTAAGTGTAATGTTAGACAATTATGCAAGATCTATAGGAAAGACGGCCAGTCAATTAACTGATGCAGAAAAGAATCAAGCATACTTAAATAGGACGATGTATGCTGCAGAACCGTTTGCAAGTGCAATGTCTGATTACATGGATACTTTGGCTGGAAAGCAAGGACAGTATAGTCAAGCAATGCGAGAGACACAGGTAGCTTATGCAGAAGCATTAGAGCCAGTTATGAGCAAAATGCTAGAAGGTGGAACAGAAACATTAAACTTATTAAATTCTTTAATAAGTCAAAATCCAACGCTAACAGCTGGTATGACAACTTTTGCTATAACATTAACAACTGTAACAGTAGCATTGGTGGCATTGTCAAAGGCAAAAAAAGCATATGCAGAAGCAACAGGAGTTGCAACATTATCTACTAAGGCTTTTACCACATCATTACTATCAAATCCGATTTTTGTAATAGCAGCAACTATTGCAACTGTAATCTCTGGAATTAGTATGTTATGCTCTGCAATAAAAGAAAATGAAGAAGCACAAACAAAACTAAATGAGGTTACAGAGACCTACAAAGAACTACAAGAAGGCACATATGGATATACAGACAAAAATATTTCTGATATGGAAAAAAGAAAAAGTGATATAGAAGAACAAATTGAACTGTATAAGAAGTTGACGGAAGCTCAACAATCTTATTATAATGAATTAAACAATTCTGATAGCGACCAAGGATTTTGGCAAAAACTTTGGGGCAATTTAACTCAAAACATTAGTGGTACGAATAAGGATATAGAAGAACAAAAGAAAAAACTAAATGAAGCAAGAAAATCAAGTGCTAATTATGGAAATTCTCTTGAAGAGCTAAATAAAAGATTAGAAGAAACTTCGAAATATTTAGATGAGGCAAATGCAATAAAGAAGATTTCTAAGGGGTTAGATACGGAGACTATTAAAAAACAGCAGCAAGAGGCAGCTCAACTAAAAATTAATGCAGACCAAATGCAAGAATATTTAAATATAGTTCGTAATGGAAACGAATCAACTACTGAATATCAAAATGCTGTTAAAGCATTAGCACAAGCATATCCAGAGGCTGCAAATGCAGAAGGAATAATAATAGAACAAGCACAAAATTTAATTAACGCCGAAAAATTGAAGGCAGATACTGCATGGAATACATCAAAAGAGACCATACAATCATATATTGATATAATAAATGCGGCCCTACAAAGTGAAAGCACTCAGAGACAAATTGCCCAAAATATTGGAATAAGTTATGAAGAATTAACTCCGAAATTACAAAGTGTGTTAAGCTTATTGCAAACAATGGCGGGATATCAAGCTACTGATGTACCAAATGTAACTCCAGTTTCAATATCAAAGCCTAAGACAACAAGTAGTTCAAGCACGTATTCAAACAAAAAATTAGATAATTACAAAAAAGCAATAGAGCATAAGAAGGCATTAGACCAAATTAGCATTAAAGAAGAAATACAAATGTATGAATATGCACTACGTAATTATGCAAAGACTTCAGATGAGAAGATGGAACTAAGAGAAAAAATATATGATTTGAACAAAGAACTAGCAAATAAAGAAAAGGATATTCTAGACCAGCAGACAGAGGATTACGAAAACTACATACAAGATGTAAAGAATGCAAGAGGTTCTGCTTATGATATTGTTGAACAAACAGCAGACTATAATAAGATTATCCAAATGCATAAGAATTACTTAAATCAAATTATGAAAGATGAAAGGCTGTCTCTTGACGAAAGAAAAGATATTTATAGAGAAGAATTAAATACAATAAGAGAATATGAGCAGAAAAAGAGAGATTTAAGAGTAGAGCAAATAGATAATACAGTAAGCCAGTTAACTAATGCTATTACAAAACAATTAGAAGAAATGCAAGAAAAGGACAAGGCTTTTATTGATAAACAACTTGAAGAAGTTGAAAAATTAAAAGAAGCACGATTGAATGCTATTAATGCTGAATATGATGCAAAAATAGAAGCGATAGAAAAAGAACTTGAAGCATTAGACAAGGCGGAGCAACAAAAAACGAGAGACGAAGAAGATGCGGAATATGATAAAAAGAAAAGAAGATTAGAAGAATTAATTGCTTTTGAACATGATGCAACAACAAAGGCAAATTATCAAAAAGAATTAGATAAGTTAGTGGCAGAGTATCAAAAAACATTGGATAGCAGAGCTCTAGAGGATAAAAAAGAAGCATTAAATAATCAAAAAGAATTATTGCAAAAAGAGCAAGATGATAAAACACAGACTGTTGAAGATGAGGCTGATAGACAAAAAGAGCTTTATAATAAGCAATTAGAAGATTTAGAGGATTACTATAGCAAACAAATCGATAAGGCACAGGAAACCGCGGAAAAAATGTTGTTAAATGTAGAACAAAATCAAGATAAAATTCTAAGTTTATTAAAAAGTTATGGAGATGCTTACGAAATAACTGGTCAAACATTAGGAGAAAAATTAGCTCAAGGAATCAACGACGGAATAACAAGTAAAATAGAAAATATGATACAAAGAGTGCAAGATACAATAAATGCTGGAATAGAGAATAAAATAAAAGAATGGACTTCTGGAATGTATAAATATGAGGCTGGGAGCAATAAACCTCAAACTCAAACATTCAATGTATATCAAACAAATAATATTGAACAAAATCCAGAAATGCCATCTGAAACATATAGAAAACTAAATAATGTAAGTGAAAAACTAGCAGAGCAACTTGCAGGAATATAGGGAGGCGATAAAATGCAGAAACTAGAAATAATTAATTTGGCACTAAATGAAAATATTGTATTTGATAGTGTTGGAAATATAGAAGAAGATATTTTATTGTCTCATATTGAAGGGCTAGGACACCCTCGGAGCTACATCACAAAAGAGTCAAGGTGTAAATCAAGATGGGTGCAATAGTGAAGATAGTCTATTAGATGCGAGAGTAATTAAAGCTAAAGTTACTATAAGAACCAAAAATAGAGCAAAACTTTATGAATTAAGACGTAGAATAATGAGAGTAATAAATCCTAAAACGTATAATTCAAATACAGATAAAAGAGGAGAATTATTAATTTATTATACGAATGATTATAAAAAATATAGAATATATGGCAAGGTTGAAGATAGTGCAGAATTTAATGATAGAAAAAATAATCATGATACTGCAACTATCTCTTTTTATTGTCAAGATCCATATTGGTTAGATGAAAAAGGAAAAAATATAGAAATAAAATCTATAACAGGTGGTTTAAAATTTGGACTAAGCTTACCTACGACTTTTTCTAATGTTTCATTTTATAAAGAGATTGTTAACGAGGGAGACGTCGAAGCACCAGTTCAAATAGAATATATTGGTCCAGCAAAAAATCCGAGAGTAACAAATGAAACAACAGGAGAATATATCCAAGTCAATATGGAAATTGGAGAAAAAGAGAAGCTAGTAATAGATACACAAGAGGGGAAGGAAACAGTAAATTTAATAACACCACACGAAACTAAAGATGTATATAACAATATAGATTTAAATAGTACATTCTTTGAATTAATAGTAGGAAAGAACTTGATTAAGTATAGTTCAGACATTGAAGGAGCTAAAGATAAAGTTGCTATAAGGGACTATACGAATAAGTATGTAGGTGTTTAGTATGAATTGTATAGAAATAATAAACACTAAATTTGAACTGTTAGGTATTATTACTAATTTTGAGAGTCTTATATGCATATGGAATTATTATGAATGTGGTACTTTTGAGCTAACTATTAATAAAAACAAAATAAATACAGACAAATTAAAGAAAGATAACATGTTAATAGTAAACAAAAGAGATGACAAAATTCTTTTAATTGATAAAGTAGTTGTATCAACTGAAAAAAATAGTAAAACAATGAAGGTAACAGGAACTTGTATAAAAGGTGTTACAAAACGTAGAATTGTTGCAACAAATGGCTATGATAGAATATCAGAAAACTACGCAGAGAATGTACAGAAACATTATCTAAAGAAACACTTAGTGGAAAGCTATTATGACAATATAAGAACTCCTGAAAGAGATATTTCATGGATTAAGATTGCTCCTACACAAAATAGAGGAATAAAAACAGTATGGCAAGCGAGACTAACTAATTTACATGATGAAGAAAAGCATATAAGTGAAGATACTGGATTAGGTTGGTATGGCTATTTAAATAGAAAAGAAAAGTGTATATATTTTGATAGTTTAGAAGGAACAGACAGAACAGTAAATCAAACAGAGAATCCGACTACTCATGAATATTTGAAAGATTTTACACAAGAACAGTTACAACAATATACACATAAACAGTTAGAAGGAATAATAAAGCATCCATATATCATATTTAGCGAAAAAAAGAAAAATTTACTTGAAGGCAAGACAACAGATGATAATTCAAATTATAAAAACGTTGGCTATGTGGCAGGAAAAGGTGAAAGTGAAGATAGACTTATAACTGTACTTGGAACTGCAAAAGGTTTTGATAGAAGAGAAGTATTAATTGATTTAAATAATATAGAAGATATAGATGAATTAAAAACAGAAGGACAAAAGAAGCTTGATACATATAAAACAATACAAAGTATTGAAGGAAAAGTTTATCAAATTCCAAATATGGAGTGGGAAAAGGATTTTTTCTTAGGCGATTTAGTTACACTTGAAAGTAATGGGATATATGAAGATAAACGTATTATTCAAGCAAAAGAAATTTATGAGAAAAACAACAAAACAGTAGAATTGGGCTTTGGAGATAAAGTTCCAACGCTAGGTGAAGAAATAAAAAGAATAGTAACGAGACCTATTAACTAGGTCTTGTTTTTATGGAAAGGAAAGATTATGGCTGGAGAAATAACATTAAAAAGTTTTCCATTCGACTCAATGGAAGTATTAAATTCAGAGAGTAGTAAGATGGAACCAGACAGATTATATGAAGCAGAAGTATTTAGAAAATATTTTGCTAAGTTTTTAAGTAACGGTGTTTACTTTGGAAAATATAAAAATTATGGCGAAAACAGTATGAAAGTGACCGCAGATGGTGGTTTAAATATAAGAGTAGCAACAGGTGCTGGAATTATCGAAGGTGCAGACTTTGAAAACGAAACAGAAAAAGCATTTACATTAGAAAGACCAGCTTCTGGCAATAGGATAGATAGAGTAGTAGTTAAATTAGATAAAACACTAGCCGTTAGAGAAACACAATTATACATTAAACAAGGAAGTGCGTCTGTTGGAGCAATATTACAAAGAGATGATAACATATATGAAATATGCTTAGCAGAAGTAATTGTAAAAAGTTCATCTAATATTGAAACGGCAGACATAACAGATAAAAGAATAGATGCTAATCTTTGTGGAATAGTAAATTCTTTAATTAGTGTTGATGGGGTGGAATTATATCAGAAGTTTCAAAATTATATTGATGAAGTTACAGAGAACCTCGTAAGAAAAGATGGAGATGTTACTATTACAGGAACTTTTAAAGATAAGAATGGAGGAACATCGAAAAATAATTTTACAGATGCATATAAAAGTAAGTTAGATGGAATTGCAACAGGTGCAAATAAAACAACAGTAGAAAATGTATTAACAAGTACATCGATTACAAATGCTTTAAGTGCAGCGCAAGGAAAAGCTCTAAAAGCATTAATAGATGGTAAACAAAAAACTATAACAAAAGGAACGTCAACACCATCTGGGGGAAGTAATGGAGACATATATCTTCAATATTTTAATTAGGAGGTGTAGCAGATGTCAACAAGTGGAAGTGTCGATTCTGGAGGATACCAAGGAAGAGTTTTAAGATTCGAATGGGGAACTAATAGCATAAGTGCAGAAAAAAATATAAGAAACATTTGGTATAAAGTAACTGCTGTTGGTGGAAGTTCTTCTATATATTATCATCACAATGAAACAGTAGAAATTAATGGACAGAATGTATATTCAGGAAGTGACTCTCATTCGGTCACAACTGGTGATGTGTTAGCCTCTGGAAATTTAGATATTAATCAGAATGATACACCAAGTCTTACTGTTAAAATGCATGGTGGTATATATTCAAGGTCAGATAATATTAGCAAAGAACAAAGCTGGAACTTAGATACAATTCCAAGATATATTACAAGCTGGGATGTTCAACTTATTGCTGAACTAAATACTGTAAAAATAATTTGGAAAACTAATGAAAGCTGTCGAAATATAAAGTTTGGAATTGATGAAAGCAAAATGAACGAAAAAAATGTAGTTTCAGCAGGAGGAACGGAAGTTATATCTAATTTATCGCCTAATACTGAATATACAGTATATATAAACTTCGAAAGAAATGATAGTAAATTATATTTACCTAAAAATCAAACTTATAAAATAAAGACAAAGGATTATGCAAAAATAACCGGTGCAAAAAATTTCATACATGGAGATGGTACATCAATTCAAATTACAAATCCAGCTTCATTATCTTTAAATTTGGAAATGAAAATAGGCAGTAATTCTATTTTGACTAAGACAAATGTGGTAACAGGAACGAACTCAATTTCTTTTTCAGATACTGAGTTAGATAAAATTTACAAATTATATGGTAACAGTAGTACATTAACTGTTACTTTTATTGTATCTGGCGGTAGATATACAAACTCGAAAACATGTACGATTACATTAAAAGGCAATCAAAAGACATCAAGAAATAATGTAAACGGAAGTTGGAAACGTGCAAAATGTTGGATAAACATAAATGACGTTTGGAAGCGTGCTGTTACATGGCAAAATATAAACGGAACTTGGAGGAGGTGCATATAATGGCTGAATATACAACACATTATAATCTAAAAAAACCTGCTAAAAATGAAAATTACAATATAGATGTTGCAAATCAGAACAATGATATTATAGATGAAAAATTATATGGTAAAGTAGATAAAAAAGCAGGTAAAGATTTATCAACAAATGACTTTACAAATGAGTATAAAAAGAAATTAGATACTTTAAAAAATTATGATGATGCAGAGGTAATAAAACAAATAACGAGTTTTAATGAGAGAGCTGGTAAGGTCGAAGAAGCAAACACTGAAATAAGTAAGAATGTAGAAGCGTTAAAAACGGATAACGAGACCAATAAAACAGCAATATCAGAATTGAAAGAAACAACAGCTCAAAATAGTGAAACTATAACAGCAATACAAGAAGAACAAACAACACAGAATGAAAATATAGAGAAAAATGCAGAGGGTATAGCACAGAATAAAAAAGATGTTGATGAAGAGTTGACTAAAATAAAAAAAGAAAATAGTTTGCTGAAGTCACAAATACCAGAAGGACATGCAAGTGGGAATGATATACATCTTGAAGATAGCTCTAATATGCCATTTGAGTGGAGATTAAATGGAGGAAGTAGACAAGAAATGAGGGAAGGCTATAATCTGGCAAATTTAGATGCAGACTCTTTTATTAAAAATGGTGTTACAGTTACTAACAATGGAGATGGAAGCTGGACCTTTAACGGCAAATCAAGTACTGCTGGTGACTTAGTTCTAACAAAGAATGTTTTATTATCTAATAAAATATATCAATTTGAAGATGCAAAGTACTTATTTAAAACTATTGTTGTGTCTGGAAGTTTTTCTAACCCAGATAAGGTAACAGTTAGAACGATGGGAATGGGACAAGATGATGGAGTTGACAATTTCCTTATCTTAAATAATGAATTAAGAGATGGAGAATTTTCAAAAATATTTAATAAAAAATCTACAAGTCATTTAAGCCGTTTGGAACTTTATTGTGGACCAAATGTAACATTCAATAATTATACTATAAAAATATTATTTGCAAAGACTGACAATAAAGAACTTGAATGGGAACAATATGGAGTATCTCCGTCACTAGACTTTCTAAGTGAAATAAAAAATGTTGGAGATAATATTAATTTATTAAATAAAGATACAGTTGATGCCTCGAATAACTTGAGAGGAAATGCACTAGATACCGGTAGAAGATTAATTGCAAATAAAGATGGGAATTATACTTACGGAGCTTTTAAACTCGGAGGAAGAGAGTTGTTAGGAAAAACATTAGGGATTCACGCTGATATAAAAACTACAGGTGGAAACCCTAGAATATCAATATTCGCAGGAAATTCATCTTCTCTTACAAAGAGTCTACTACAAGTTGTGCTTTCAGCTTCTGGCACTGGATATATCACAATTCCATCAAATTTAAACAGTGAATTAGATACTATTTCTGCTATATTGTATGTAACAACAGATGCGAGAGTAGTCGCAGGTACTTATGTTGATTACACTAATTTGAAGGTACAAGTTGGAAGTGAGAAAGTCGTTTACTCAGCTTACAATTGTGGCAGTTTAGGAGTAACAATAAGTAACAAGAATTTATATAAAATAGAAAAAGTTATAAATGATACTAATTACTCAAAAATTATATATAAAGATGAAAATGGAAACGTAAGTTTTGCAACAGACGGAATACCTTTAATTATTGCACCAACAAAAATTAAAGAAAAAACTGAATATACATATATTTTAAAATGCAAATCAAATGTTAGTACAGAGAATAACATAAATTTTACGGGAATTTATGAAGATGGAACAAGCGAATTGCTATCTGCAAACAAAAAGAAAGATACAAATGAATTTATAGTAAAATTTAAAACGAATAAGGAAAAAACTTTAGCATATGTGACCCAGCAATATACTAATAGTTCAAGAACTACAATAATAACAGAAGGCACAATGATACTAGAAGGAGATTATTTAAACTTAGAGGAATTGTATGAAATTCATCAAGAACAAGAAATATTATTCCCACTTGCAGAAGGACAAAAACTTTACGAAGGTAGTTATTTAGCTAAAGATGGGATACATAATAAGAGAATATCGATTAATGGCAATGAATATAAAAATACGGCGGGCATGAATAGAGCATATTCAACGGAGAATTATAATTGTTTTGATATTTATACAGGACTAAAATTTGTAAAAAGTGAAAACCAATATAAAACTATTGGAGCCTTATGTAATCAATTTAAAGAAAAGAATTGGGCAAGCTTTTGGCAGCAAAAAGTAAATGAAGAAGGTTTTTGTATAAATCAAGATAATCGTTCAACAATTTATATAAAAATAAGTAAAGAAATTTGCCCTGATATAGATACTTTTAAAAAATATATAGATGAGAACAATCTACTTTTTGAGATTCCATTAGAGCAAGAGGAAATAATTCCATATACTCCAGAGCAACAAGCTGTAATAGATAAAATACTATATACATATAAGAATGTCACAAACATTAGTGTAGACGACGAATTAGCAACACTAGATATAACATACAAAAAAGATATTGAAACAATGTTTAATAATCAAGCAAAGGAATACAATGAAAGATTAAGCAATATAGAGAACTTGCTAAATACAACAGAGACAAGTGCTTTATTGCTAGATAATTTAGAAAATGATTTGAAAGAAGAGGTGTAATTAATATGAGAATATCAGAATTATTATTAAAATTAATTGAAAAGAAATATTATGTAGAGAAGGAGCAAATTGAGAATAAGCTAAATATATTTTATGCGATGAACAAGATTAGTGACGAAGAATATAGCTCATTAGTACTAAAAGCAGAAGAAGTTTATGCAGAAGCAACAGAGAATACAGAAGAAACCGACAACATAACTGAGGAGACAACAGCGAGCACAGAAGAAAAAGCGGAGGAATAATCTATGGAAAAGTCAGATATAATCAAGCTTCAAGAGGTTGAGGACAGAAGCAAGTCTAATACAAAAAGATTAGACGAACATGATGACAAATTTAAAGACATAAATAACAAACTTGAAGATATTCACGAACTTACATATTCTATCAAAGAAATTGCGACAGAAGTAAAATTAATGCGAGAAGATGTAAATAAGCTTGATACCAGAGTTGGCAACATAGAGAATGAGCCAGCAAAAGACTATAAAGAAGTTAAAAAAGCTATAAGAGATAAAATAATCTTATCCATTGTAGGTGCGATTGTTGGTGCTGTTATAGCTTTAATTATTAAATAAGAGGAGGGAAAGTCATGGAAAAGTTAAAGAAGATAGCAAAATATGCTACAAATATTTTAGCAATTATAAGTGCATTAGTTGCAGGAATTAATGCTGTAGATGGTATCACAATACCATATGCAATACAAATAGTTCAAATAATAGCTGTTATTCAAGGTGTTATTGGTACATATTTGCTAGGTCAAAAAGTTGTTACAAATAAGGAGGATAAATAGATGGAAATAATTGAAACTAACTTACAATTCAAAGATATGTCGACAAGAAAAGCAACACAAAGAATAATTCTACATCATGCAGATGCAAAGAACTGTTCTGCTGAAGATATTCACAGATGGCATTTAAACAATGGTTGGAGTGGAGCTGGATATCACTTTTTAGTAAGAAAAGATGGTAAAGTATATAGACTTCGTCCAGAAGACAAAGTGGGAGCACATGCATACGGTTCAAATAACAATTCTTTAGGAATATGCTTTGAAGGAAATTATATGGAAGAAGATATGCCAGAAACTCAAAAAGAAGCAGGAAAAGAATTAGTTGCATATTTAAAGAATAAGTACAATATAACAACAGTACAGGCTCATAGAGATGTATGTGCTACATCTTGCCCTGGAGACAAATTTCCATTCGATGAGATTACAAATTTTGAGTCAAGTAATGAAATTATACCTCAACCACAAGAAAATGTTTCAGAGGGCAACATCGCAAGAATACAAGCAACTCTAAATGATAGATACGGGCTAAATATTGCTGTAGATAATATTTATGGAAATGAGACAAAGAAGGCATTGGTGAAGGGGCTACAAACAGAATTAAATAAACAGTTTGGAAGTAAACTAGCAGTCGATGGAATATTTGGAGCTAACACGTACAATGCTTGTATAAATGTTAGAAAAGGTGCAGAGGGCAACATCACTTGGCTAATTCAGTCAATGCTTATTTGCCACTCATTTAACATAGATGCGGACGGAATATTTGGACCTGCAACAGAAATTGCAGTACGAGAATTTCAAAAAAGAAATGGATTATCTGCAGATGGGATAGTTGGAAAAAATACATTTAATAAATTATTCAGATAGATTTTTCGGTAGGAGCAATCCTACCTGTTTTTTTATGCCAATTTTCGCTATAGCGAAAGAATACGTTAAATATTAGACAACAAACTATATTCTTAAATAATAAAAATGCCTTAAAACTCATTCTTATACGCTGATTTTTGAGATATTTTTAGCCGTTCTACAGGTTTCGACAGACTTTGCAAATAAAATCTGCTATTATAGAAAAAAGGAGGACAAGCTTATGGAAGAAGTAAAAAAGCTTGAACTTAAGATAAAAAATAATAGCAAATATGAAGATATATTAGAGCAGAGCATGCAGATAGATAAATACATAGAAAAAATAATTGAGGGAGCATTATAGCTTCCTCATATTTATGTTTCACATATGAAACGCAATGAATGTTATCTTAATAAGGTGGAATACTAATCAAGGGGAATAATATGAGAGTAGAAATTTTATTAAGAGAAATAAGAGAAGAGAAAAGTATATCTTTAAGAAAATTATCAGAATTAACCAATATAAGTGTTAGTCAACTTAGTAAAATTGAGAGAAATGAATCCGAACCGACAATTTCAACTTTGATTAGAATATCTTTAGCATTAAAAACAGACATAAAAAATTTGTATAAAATAAAATTTTAAAGATTTCATGAATGAAAATGGGCATTTCGTGAAAGCGTTTCACATATGAAACACTATTGATTATATTACTTTCATAAACAAAGGAGGTAATATATGGAGAAAGATATAAAGTTATTAAGTAATAAGTTTGAAAGAAATGAAATGGTAATAAGAAGAATGGTGGATTTTGCATTAAAAGATGGATTTTCTTTAGAAGAAACAATAATTTTTATAGAGGATTTTTTTAATGCAAAAAGTATGCAATAAAGTATGCAGTAGCAAGAATAATTGTGAATAAGTTAAATTTTTGCCGAATAAATTATGTGCAAAAGGTGCGACTTTAGATATAAAAAAGTAATTTTGAATAACATGAAATAAGTATAAAATGACCAGCCCAACCAAAGTAGGGAAAAACAAACTTTTACGTCTTTCTATTGAGACTGTAAGGGTTTATTTTTTTACATAACTATTGGTTATATGTGATATATCAATATACAGACAGGAAATATAAAAATATTAATAAATTATATATACAAATTTTATTAAAATAGTAGTTTTTCTAGATTTTAAATGATATAATAATATTGTAAAAATAAATAAAAGGAGAGTGAAAATATGGTATATACGCTATGTAAATATCCAGATGAAACTGAGGTTGTTTTTTCTGATATCAGAAAGAAAGATAATGGTGAAGAGTATATTAGAGTTTCTTTTGAAAGACCTACTGAACATGGATTTGATACTGTTGTTTTTGAACTCCCAAGCTATAAAATAATAGAAAGAGAAGGAAATTATTCAGATGAAGAAGTAGAAGAATTTAAGCAAATAGTTGAGAGAGGGGCTAATTTGTTTTTTAAATATGCACGTGAAGGAGGTCTTAAACTTGCCTAG